ATGGATTTTGCAGCGATGGAGAAAGGAAAGAAGAACATGGATGAGCTGAAGAAATGCCCGTTTTGCGGCGGAAAAGCTGCCGTGTTTGTGCACAACGGCGTGAAGGTTTTGTGCCTCACGTGCGGTGCGCAGACCGATTCCCACATTGATTTTATGATTCGGTCCGGGAAGTGCTCAAACGCCGTGCAGCAGGTCACCGATGCGTGGAACAGGAGGGTGCGGGAAGATGACTGAGCCGATTGTAAGCCCGCTTCTGGTGTACCTCATCGGCGTGTGTGACACGGTTTGGACTGGTGCCTTGTGCGTTACGTTGTTCGGGGCAATCTTTTGCACTGTGATTTTTATACTGGGGAGTTTGGATGCGTGTGACTACGGAGAATTTGACAAAAAAGTGGCGAAATTTTTGAAAACGCTCTTTTTTGTCACGTGTGTGTGCGCTCTGCTTGCGCTTTTCGTCCCGTCGCGCGAAACTGCCATTGCAATGCTTGTTGCAAAAAATGTAACGCCTGAGGCAATCCGACTTGCAGGGAAAACGGCCACCGAAAGCGTCGAGATCATCACACAGACGATTTTGCAGGCTGTGCAGGGGGGCTGAAAATGAGCGACTACATCACTTTTGCACAACTAGCGGATGCACTGCGCCGCTGCGGAAAGGCCCGCACGGTGGACGACTGCAAGGGGTGCGCTTACTATCGGGGGCCAAACCCTGAGCTGTGCATCCCCAAAATGACCGAGCGGGCCGCGCAGGTGATTGAGCTTTTCGCGGCGGATGAGTCAAAAAAAGAAGGTGATCCTAGTGACGTATGATGAGAGAAAAGCCTGGTTGAGGCGTTACCAGGACGCGCTGGACGATTACCGCATGGCAACCGCCCGGCTGGAAGAGGCCAACACGCAAGCCACGAAGTGCACGGCCAGCGTGTCCTCTACTCTGGGGCGCGGAGGAACAAGCGACCACATCCCGGCGGCTGTGGAGCGGATCGAAGCCATACGCGAGGATGCAAACCAGGCCATGGCAGAGGCAAAGGCCGCGCTGATCGAAATTTCGGCCGCTCTGAAAAAGCTGGAAAGCCGGACAGAGCGAACCGTGCTTGCAATGCGGTACGTGGACGGCTACACATGGCAGCAGGTCGCGGAGAAGTGCGGCTACAGCATCGACTGGGTATATGCTTTGCATCGGGCCGCTGTAAAAAATCTGGACAAATAACAAAAGAGGTCGCAGCCGAAAGGTTGTGACCTCTTTTGTTATGCCTGATCTTAAATGTTATTCTTCCTCCGGGTGCCATACAGTGATGCCGGAACACAACGGAGAAAATGTTGCACTGCCATTTTCCGCAACGACCGTCCGCTTTCCGCCTTTGCGGATGTCAGTAACCCGGATGGGCTTTCCCCATTCCGTGGCTGCAAGCAATCGGGCTTCGTACTCGTCCTCGCTTTCGCCCGGGTCTTGCTTTAAGTCTGGGGCTTTGCATGTGATCTCCATGTAACGCCCGTCATCGGTGATTGCGTTGCGAGAGCATTCGCCGTCCCGCACATCGCCCGGTTCCCGGATAAACCACAACTTAACGTCCCGTTCGGGCGTATGCATCACGATTCCGTGGTCATACACTGCATCGGAAACCATCGTGTTACCGCAAAACTGGGTGTCTCCGTAAATTTTCACGGAGTCCAGAATAAACGCATCGCCGAAAATGCGGGCGTTGTCGGTGACTTCTGCGCCACCTGTTACGGTGGCGCTGCCGAATACTTGCGCATGTCCTGAGACCAATGCCTGTTCGGAGACCGACGCTTCCCCAAAGACCATGGCTTCGTCCGCAACCCATGCGGTATAGTCATGGTCGAGGTTCTTTTCGCTTTCAATCCACCCGCCCAGGTCGCCCGCCTTTACATGGCAAAATTCGGTGTCAAAATCCCGCACTGCGCGGATGCGGTGCAGGGTGTGCCCGGAAAACTCTTTCGTTTCACCGGTGAATTCGTACTTCCTCGATGCCTTTGGCATGGCTATACCTCCTTTTGACAAGAGGCGCGGGACAACCCCGCGCCTCATTCAGATCAGCCCAAAATGCTCCGCCAACAAAAAGCGGATATAATCCGGACAATTCCGCTGTGCCCCGCACCAGTTTTGCACGGTGCGCAGAGGGATGCAAGCGGCCCGGGCGAAAGAAGATTGGCTCAGCCCGGTGGCTTCTGCGAGTTCCCGCACATGCATGTGCGCAACGTCCCAAAAGCGGGACAGGCGCTCGCTTTCTGCGTCGAGGTCAACGCAGCCCTGCGCGTCGTCTGAAATGCTCAGGGTTACATTGCTTTTGAAGATTTCCTTCGGCTGCTCTTGAGCCATTGTGAAGAGTTCAGCTTTGTTCCACATTTTTAATTTCCTCCAATATCTTATTTCAACCCCCGTCCTCCATGTGGAGGACGACACATCACCAGATAGGCGACACTGACTCGATGGTAAACGGGATGCTTTCACGCTTGCCTGACTTTGTGGGCGCGGAAACAACGATTGTTTTGATCGCTGCATCTATTGCGGCCTCCACGCTCCCACACACGCGGACGGGGTCGCATGTGATTACAACAAGGTCGCCGAGCCCGTCGTCCGTGCGGTACTCGGAATGCAACTCCCATACCTTGTCCTTAAAGATGAAGTCCGGCAGGGAGATTGTCACTCTTTTGCGGTGCGGCGCGTCCCCTGGAAGCCAATGATCCATCGCCACCCGTCAGGTACGGGAAGCGCAGTGAACGAAAAACCGCGCACCTGAGCAAAGTAGGCGTACTCGTCCGGTTCGCGGTTGGGCGAACGCTTGACAGCGCCCCCAATGGAGACGACGATTTCTGTTTTCATGGTTCTTTCCTCCTTCTTTGTCCTGCATCATCAGATAATCCCGATCACACCACGATGCAGCGCACTCTCCACAGTGATAACGCATCCCATGAGCTTGCGGTCGTTTTGCGCCTGAGCTTCGCGGGCAACTTCGTCTAGCACTTCGCGCACTTTCTTTTCCCGCTCCTTGTTCAGCTCGCCCAAAACGGCATACTTTTCGCCGCCGATGGCGGCCAAGAATTTCTCGTACAGAGGGCTTTCGCGCCAGTCGAGCACGCCAGCGGCCTGCATCCGGGCTTCCACAAGGTCAAGGCACTTCAGCCTCATAGCCGCTGCATCAAGGCTCTTTTTCATCCCGGCAAGGCACTCTGCGCCTTCGCCCCCCGCCTCTTCCAAGCGGCCGTTCCACAGGCTTTCCAGCTCCTCTTGGTCAGCCGCCGCCTTCTCGTGCAGCTTCGCAAAGGCGACCGCTGGGCGCTCACGGTCATACTGCTCCGCGTCAATCACGCTCTTGATATCTTCGATTTTCATTTTTATTTTTCCTTTCGCTGTTGTGGGCAACCCATGAGCGCCCAGCCTTTCGGGTGGCCGGGCTTGCTTCGTTGTCTACACTATACCACCCAATGGGTGGTGGTGCAATAGGCAGATTGCCTAATTTTTTGTATTCTTTTTTGTGCTGGCTGCCGCAAATGCAACAGCCGAAAACAGCCTGATACACTACTAAATATATCGCAAATATGATATATTTAGTATGTAGAGATAGGGAGAGACGAAAGCCCCTCCCTATTTGCTTACACGATGCCCGCCAGCCGGGCAACCTCGGCCAGGATTTTTGCTGCATTCTCCTCGGTCGCGGGGAGAACCCACTCAAAATTGAGCTTGTTCTCTCCGGGGATGTGGGTGGGGTTATACCGGCCCCAGCAGCTGCCGTCTGGCTCCGTGGCGTATGTGTCCACGGCCCACCAGGATGCAAGCCGGGTCTTTGTGTATCCGCGCTTGTACCAGATAGCGGCGGTAGAGCGCGGGCTCTTGTAGTCCTCGCAGCGGATAAGCTCCACCATGAGGCGCTCACCTTTTGCGGTGGGCACGGTGGCGGTGTAGTCCCGACGGTACGGGGTGACGTCCTCGCAAGTGAAAAGTCTTTTCATGGCTCGTTCCTCCTTAGTAGATTTCCACGCCCAGCTTCTCGGCTGCGGCTTCCAGCACGGCTCTGCGGTTACATTCCGATGCATTCATCAAGGTATACACGGCTTCCCCGAATGCGGAAATATGCCCTCCCTCTGGCGGTGTAGTCAATGCGGACACGGTGGAAGCGGTGGGCGGCTGTGCCTGCCCATGCTCCCGAAACGGCATAAACATAAGCGGTAGCACCGTATTCAACGCCATGGATCTCTAAGCCTGCGTTGCGGCTTACGTATGCTACAGCCGGGTTAGCCTTGCAATAGTCTTTTGCTGTCATGGTATGGCCTCCTTATGATGTGTCGATGTGATCGGGCCCATGAGCGCCCACCCTTTCGGGTGGCTGGACTTGCACCAGCGGCGCGTTATGCGTCGGCCTTGCGGGTCAATCAAGGCAAGTTTCGCGCTTGATCTTGTATTGCGCTTTGATCTTGTCATAGGCGCGGAGCGTGACCATGTAGGTGCCATCTGCTGCGTCGTAGGTAATGCCGCGCCCGTGGAGCGGGGGCAGGTCGTCACGCAGGGGACGCAGGAAGTAGTGCTTGCCATAAAAGGAAAGATCGGCGGAGTAGTCGCAGCCTGTGGGGGCCTGCTGCATCTCGTAGCAGTAGGAATACTCGCCCGGAGCGGTGGCCTGCACGGCGGGGGCCTTGGCAGCCTCCAATGCGTCATAATCGGGGGCGTAGCCGTAAACCTCGCCGGTGCTGGGGTCGTAGCGGGAGACGGAAAAAGCTGGGATGAAAAGCGCTGTGTTAGCGCCGATCTGCTGGGAGTAGCCACCGGGAACCGGGGCAAAGGTGCCGGGGATTTTGCGTTCTGTTGCTGACATTGTGAAAGCCTCCTGTGTGTGTTGTATGTGTCGTCGTGCTTGTGGGTCTTAGATCATGCCCAGGCAGTGGAGCCAGAGCACCGGGAGCGATACGCCCCAGCCAAAGCCCAAAGCCAGGCACTCCATGCGGGTGAGTCTCATGCTCTCGCCTCCCTCTGCCGGAGGGGCTGGAAAGAGTGGCTGCAGGGGCCCAGGGTGATGCAGTACTCGCGGCGCTCGGCGTCCGACCATGTGCGCCGGATAGCTGCCAGCAGCTCGACACTCCGGTCGGGGTCTGTGGCTGCGATGCCGACCGGCACGAGATACGTGCCACAGGTGCGAGTGATCCAGATATACTGGCCATAGCGGCCAGCGGCCAGCGCCTCGGACAGCGCCTCTTTATCGAGGTCAAAGTCGCTCTTGTAGTGCTTGACCTCGCGGGATACGTGCCACGCCATCTTTTTGATGAGTCCTTCAGTAGTAAGCGCTTTGCTCATGTGCTCTGTCCTCCTTGCTCTCCATGCTTGCGACCCTGTGCCGCTTGCTGTGACTATATGATAGCACATATATGCTAGCATATGCAATAGGCAATGTGCACAAAGATATATGCTATCATATGTGTAAGATGTATGATTGCATATATCCTCCGTATAAGGTATACTTTATACGGAGGTGAAGACACATGAGCACGAAGGAGGCACAGCGCAGAGCGTCGGCACGGTACCTGGCAAAGCAAGTCACTCTCACTGTGCGGGTGACGCCAGAGCAGGCCGAGGCGCTGAAAGCTGCAGCAGCTAGCGCAGGCATGAGCGTGACGCGGTACCTTGTGAGCGCAGCAGAGGCCCGGCGGGCAGCACCAGAGGCAGAGCCAGACGGCGACCGGATCCGGCTGAGCCTGAGAGCGGATGCCGTCCAGGGTCTGGAGCGTGACGGCGAGACGCCAGCACAGGCAGCGGCACGGCTGCTAGCTGAGGCTATCAGGCAGGCAAGACAAGACACATAAGACAACGGGGAGACCTTCACAGCGTGGGGGCCTCCCTCTTTTATAGGGGGGTGAGGATATGGCGAGACCGACGGACAGAGCGCTGGCAAATCTCCGGCGCATCGACGCCATGGAGCCGGAGGAAAAGACTGCTTTTACTCGCAAGGGCCAGGCGGCAGGCGCAGAGGTGAGGCGGCGCAAAAGAGCGCTGCGTGACGTCCTGGACGCACTGCTCAGCATGGAGTACACCGGGAGCACGGACAGCGCACTAGCAGAGGCCGCACAGAGCGCGGCGAAGGCCCGCGATACGACTCTAGATCAGTACGACATCGTGGCTATCGCGCAGATCGTCAAGGCCCAGGGCGGCGACACGGCGGCGGCTGCATGGGTGCGAGATAGCGCAGGCGACAAGCCCGGCGAGACGCTGGCAGTCCAGCAGCTGAGCGCCGAGGATGTCCAGCTTGCCCGCAAGGTTGCGGCCCGGCTGGATGCATCCGGCACCAAAAGTGCAGATTCCGGCGCGGTAAATTCCGCAAAGGGAAGAAAGAAACGCTGAATCGTCAATTCGTATTTCGTCAAACAGCAATTTAGCGAAATAGGGTAAGCTGCGCCAACGACACCGGGCTGCTGGTGATAGTAGCACAGATATTTTGCGCCGCTATTCTCTGGCGGCGCCCACCCCCCCCTCTGCGGGGCGAGGGCGGGTGTCCGAGGACGGGGCGGGGCGTAGCGAAAAGGGCTTCTCGCCAGACTTTTTTTCAAAATCCCCCCCCCCATCAAGGTTCACCCCACCCCGCTTCTCAAAAGGGTGGTACTCGAAAAAATATTTTTTCACCATTCACAACCATTGTTGTTCTCCGGCCCTGACAGGCGGCATTGTAGCCTGTTTTCACGTGCTTTGTGAGGCTGGTACCCAAATCAAAGCGATTAAAGGTTTTGTTGGAACCCCGTGCCGTGTGGCGGGTAAGTTCACACGGGCGGCCCTACACGCAAAGTAGGAGGGGCGGAAACGCCCCATTATGCCGTCATAGCTCAGTTGGTAGAGCGGCTGTCTTGTAAGCAGCAGGCCGAGGGTTCGAATCCTTCTGACGGCTCCAAAGCCGATGACCCGTTAAAATATCCCGCCGGGGCGCAAGCGGGAGTTCGCGGCAGGCACTCCCCTCGCGCCTCTTGACAATGCGTACCATGAGGGGATTTATATTGGGCTGTAGCCAAACGGCAAGGCATGGGACTTTGACTCCCACATAGCAGGTTCGACCCCTGCCAGCCCAACCAATGGGTGAGCCGGGCACAGGATAAGCCCGGAGGGCGGGAATGGGGTGTGCGTGCAAATAGATGGGCAAGCGGGAAAGCCTCCGCCCAGTAAGGCTCTGCAATGGGCCTGCGCACAGGAAGGAAGAAGCATGGCAGGATTTGCAGATGTAAGAAAAGCGGAAGCGAAATACTGCATGGAGCACCCTGCCTACTTCGTGGAAACGTATGTCCACATTGAGGACAAGGACGCAGCTGAACTGATCGTTCCCTTCAAGCTGTGGGACGGGCAGAAGAAAGCCTTGCAAGCATTCGCAAATGATCGGCTGATTGTTGTGCTAAAAGCGCGGCAACTTGGTTTTACATGGCTTGCATTGGCCGAGGCGAGCAGGCTGTTGGCGTTGAATACGGGCCGAACAGTCGTTGGCTTGTCCAGAACAGAGGACGAGGCAAAAGAGCTTGTGCGCCGCATGGGCGTGATTTTGCGCTATATGCCGGAATTCATTGCAGAGGAAGGCGCTGTGCCCGCCGGGTGGAGCGGGCCTGTGTTTAAGGCATCCGCATTGGAATTGCGGGTGCGATGGCCAGACGGCCCGGAAGGCGTTTTCAAAGCGTTTCCTTCGTCCCCTTCTGCTGGTCGTTCGTTCACAGCTGATTTAATTATCATCGACGAATGGGCGTTCCAGCAGTACGCGGAAGAGATCTGGCAGGCTGCGTTCCCTGTTATCAACCGTCCCACGGGCGGCCGGGTCATTGGCCTGTCCACCATCAAGCGGGGCACGCTGTTTGAAGAGATTTACACAAACCCGGACAACGGGTTCACGAAGCTGTTCCTGCCGTGGAGCGCAGATCCTCGCCGTGATGAAGCATGGTACAAACGAACGTTGAACGCGCTGGGTGAGGATAGAACCTATCAGGAATACCCAGCGACTATAGATCAGGCACTGGAAGTCCCTGGCGGCGCGTTCTTCCCCGAAGTGAGGAAGGAAACCCATTGTGTGGATAAACTTCCCGCAAAGGGCAGGCGCTATTGCGTGATGGACTATGGCCTTGATATGCTGAGCGTCCATTGGGTAAACATTGATGTAACAGGCCATGCCTGTGTATACAAAGAGTATAACGAAAGCAATTTGCCCATCGGTGCAGCGGCAGAAACCGTGCTGAAGCTGTCTAAGGGCGAAGAGGTTGAGCTGTTTTTGGCCCCCTCTGACCTGTGGGGCCGTAGCCAGGAAAGCGGTAAAAGCCGGGCGCAGCTGTTTCTTGAGGCGGGGCTTCAATTGGTGCAGGTGAGCCGTGATTTTCCCGCTGGATGCGCAGCCATGAAGGAGTGGTTCCGCATTGACCCGGCGACAAATACAGCATGGCTGACAATGTACAAGACCCCAACGTTGTTACGGTGCTTGCAGAAAATTCAAAAGGACGAACGTAAACCTGACGTTTACGCGAAGGAACCGCATAGCTTGACGCACTCCGTGGATAGCTTGCGGTATTTTTGTGTTTGGTGGACAGCACCAGCAGAAGCCACGCAAGCAAAGAAGCACGTCATGTGGGAATCTGACCTGTGGGAGGATTACTACAACGCAGACGATGAGGGAAAGGCGTACATGATTCAGAAGTTCGGAGATCCGTTCTAAGGAGGGGAAACATGGCAGTACATTTTAGAGTTCCTGACCAGGTGTCCCCTAGCACAATGGTGGTCGATACGTTTCTGGGCGTGGATTACAGCAACGCCCCCGGCAACGTAGATAAGCGGCAGTCTCCGAACGGGCAGAACATGATCCGGGACGTGCCGGGCAAAATCCGAAAATCCATGGGCTATGAGCTTGTGAGAACGTTTGATGGGAAAATCAACGGGTATCACAAGCTGAAAAAGGATAAAGAAGGCATTATCCATGCAGGAACAAAGCTGTACCGTGAAAACGGGACAGTTTTATACGAACAAGCAAACAATGCCCCTTCCAAAAGCTGGCAACTCAACGACAGTCTGACTATCATTGATGGCGCGCATATCCTGATTTACGACGGAACCAGCGTAAAGAACGCGGCAGAAATTGCAAAGGTTCCGCTGTTTTCTATCGCGAAGGCCCCGAAAGGCGGCGGCACGGACTATGAAGCGCTAAACCTGATTTCTCCGAAATTCAGGGAGCGTTTTGCCGGTACGAAAGACGACACAGTTTACCATCTGAGCTTTTCCGGGCTGGATGATGGCCCCGTAACGGTGAAAATCCTGAATTCAGACGGCGCATGGGTGGACAAAAACGACGGTTTTACGGTTGACAGAACCAAAGGAACGGTGACATTTAACACTGCCCCCGGCGTTTCTCCACTATCAGGCGAGGATAATGTTGAAATCTCCGCGAGTCGGACGGTTTCAGGGTACGCAGACCGCGTTTTGAAATGCGATATTGGCATTTTATTTGGCGTAAATGGAGCGTCTGACCGGCTGTTCTTGTCCGGGAACCCGGATTATCCTAACCAAGACTGGTATTCCGGGCAGTACGACACGACATACTGGCCGGATACAGGATATTCCCAGCTGGGCACGGCTGGCAGCGCAATTATCGGCTACAGCATTATCAATAACTACCTTGCCACGCACAAGGACGATGCAGAACCCGATAGAAACGTGATTGTGCGGCGGGGCGATCTGGTAAACTCCACGCCCGCATTCCCCATTATCAATACGTTACAAGGCCCCGGTGCCGTGGCGAAGCGATCGTTTGCGTACTTGTCCACGGAACCAGTGTTTTTGACAAAGCTTGGCGTGTTCGCAATCACCCCGTCGGACATTAGCGGCGAACGATACGCACAGAACCGAAGCTACTACATCAACGAGAAACTGAAAAAGGAAAAGAACCTCGAAGATGCGGTGGCAGTGGTGCACAAGGACTTGTATTGGCTGTGCGTGAACGACCATGCGTACATTCTCGACGGCCTGCAAAACATTGGCAGAGCTGCCTCTGAGCCGTATTCTACACGACAATACGCTTGCTTCTTCCGTACCAACGTACCGGCAAGCGCCCTGTGGGTGATTGATGAGCGGCTGTATTTCGGCACGGCAGACGGCAAGGTATGCCGTTTCTATGACGACCCGGCCAGCCTTGACAGCTACAACGATATGGGCGAACCGATTGAAGCATGGTGGGAAACCCCTGATATTTCGGGACGCCTTTTCTATAAGAACAAGACATTCAGGTATCTCGCAGTTAGCGTTGCGGCCGCAGTTGCCACCAGTGTGGATATGCGGGTGTTGCGCAAGGGCGAATGGAAAACCCTGAAACGGAATGCATTCAATTCACGCTATCTTTCCTTTGCACAGCTTGTTTTCTCGAAATTCAGTTTCTCCAGCGATACCACGGCACGCACCTTGCATACCAAAGCGAAGTTGAAGCGGGTGGACAAGACCCGTTATCGCTTTGAAAACAAGGCGCTGAATGAGCCGTTCGGGCTTACAGCATGGGCAATTGAGTTTATTGAGAGCGGAAAGTACAAGGGGTGATAGCATGAAGTGTCCTAGATGTGGCATTGAAATGAAGGTCAACGTCAGCGGTGAACTGCTGACGTTCATTTGCCGCAATCGGCAGTGCAGCGGCTACGGCCAAGCACAGGCAGAAAGAGACCTTAGTACGGAAGGAAAGGAGGAGCGTCATGAAGATTGAGAATGGCAACAAGAGTACCGCCAGCGTGAAGGCTACCAACAGCTCTAGCAGCAAGAAGCCTACCGTGACCAAGGGCGGCGATCTGCGCAGCAAGTGACAATAAGTGAGGAATTATGGAAGAGAATACCAGCGGCGTTGTGACTGAGGAAGTCGAGCAGGAGGCAGCCGCACCTGCACAAGAAGAGACTACCGGAGAACCTGCAACCAATGAAGGCGTAGGTGATGCTGCCGAAGCCGGGCAGCAGCAGGAGATTCCTAACGAAGTATGGGAAACCAGCCGGAAACGTGCTGATGCAAAGGCCAAGCAGAAGTACGACCGTATGGTAACTGAGCGGTTCGGGCATTTGACAAACCCGGCCACCGGAGATCCCATCCGAAGCATGGACGATTACTTCGCGGCACTGGATGCGCAGGCGGACATTCAACGCCGCCAGTCCTTGCAGCAGAAGGGAATCGACCCCAAAATCCTTGATGATGCAATCAACAATAGCCCCGTCATCAAGCAGGCGAAAGAAGCAATTCAGGCCCAGCGTGAAGCAGACGGCCAGCGGCAATTCAACGAGCAGATGCGGCAGATCACCGCACTGGACGGCGAATTCCGGACACTGGGCGATCTTCGTAACGCCCCCGAATTTGACACTTTTAACCAGCTTGTGATGAGCAATGTTGATATGGTGAGCGCTTTCAAAGCGGCCTTCTTCGATCGGCTGTCCGCCAAGAAGAGCGCAGCGGCCACGCAGGCAGCCATTAACACCGCCAAGAGTAAAGACCACATGGCCCCAATTGGCGGCGGAAATGACGCAAGCGACGGCCTGACCGATGAAATCATCGCGGAGTATCGCAAGTTTAATCCTAAATGGACGCGCGACCAAATCGCGGCGTACCACAAGAAATATGGAAAGGATAAGTAACCATGTTTATCGTTGTAATGCGAGACATTGCGGACGTGGAACCTTTTGAGCACCAGCCCGGTGCTGCCAATCTGGCGCGCGGCTCTGCCGCTGTGCTGACCGCTGGCAGCCTGGCCAAGTGCGGCGCGACTACAAAACCCTCTCACATCATCATGGGCCCTGCCGACAGCAACGGCCTGTACCCCTGCATTCGCGTTCAGCCCACCACCGTGTTTGAGACCACCAGCACCGCTGCCGTGGCTTCTGCCGGTACCAAGGTGACCCTGAACACCGATGCTCTGAGCGTGACTGCCACCGCCACTGACGGTGTGTTTACCGTCGATTCCACCGAGAACAAGGCCAACGGCGTTGTCCGTGGCCGTTTCCTGTAAGGAGGACATATGGCTAATATCATTTTCAGCGAGGGCTCCGGCGTTGCAAACAGCGTGTTTGGCAAGAGCCAGGAACCCATCAAGGCTATGATCGAGAGCGGCGTGGAGGCGTTCGAGGAGAAGAGCCTGATTTCCAACATCTTCAACATGGAAAGTTCCACCAACTTCGCCGAGAAGTACACCAACGAGACCAGCGTGGGTGACTTCGAGGACGTGGGCGAGAATGGCGCTTACCCCAAGACTGGTATGCAGGAAGGCTTCTCCAAGGTCATTGAGCCTACCACCTGGAAGTCCAGCTTTGAGGTTACGCAAGAGATGATCGAGGATGCAAAGATCGGCAAGATCAAGAGCCGCGCCGGTATCTTCTCCACCAGCTACAACCGCACTCGTGAGAAGTTCGCCGCTTCCCTGCTGGCCGGTGGCACTGGCACTTCCGTCAAGATTCAGAACAAGACCTACAGCACCGCTTCTGCTGACGGCGTGGCCCTGTTCTCGACCGCTCACCCCAGTGCCACAAAGGGCACCAAGCTGACCCAGAGCAACTTCTTCAAGGCTGATTTCAGCACCAGCATTCTGGATCAGGTTCAGGAGGCCATGCAGAGCTTCACCGACGACGACGGCAATCTGCTGAACGTCGCTCCCGACACCATCATCATTCCCAACGTGGCTTCCCTGAAGCGTGCCGTTCTGGCTGCCGTGTCCAGCGACCTGGACCCTGAGAGCAACAAGAATGCAATGAACTTCCAGGCCGGCCTGTGGAACGTGCTGATCTGGCCCTATCTGCCCAAGTCCATCGGCGGCAAGCCCTTCTTCCTGATGATGGACAGCCAGTTCAAGGACGACTATCTGTGCATGCCCTGGGTTGACCGTGTTGCCCTGACCGTCAAGAGCGAGATTGACCCCAACACCGACGCCAACGTGTTCCGTGGCCGCGCCCGTTTCGGCGCTGGCTTCAACAACTGGCGTTGCATCGCCCTGTGCGGCGGCGGCGTGACCGGCGGCACTACTCTGACTGCCTAATTAAACCTACCTGATTTACCGATGTCCCTGCCTGATGGTGGGGACATTTTTTTGGAGGAGCCATGTTCGAGAAGCTGAAACACGCTGCTGACGATGCCACAAAGCGGGGGAAATGGCAAAGTCGGCTGGATGACGCAAGAAAGCAGTACGACCGAAGCATTATGGATACCCGCGAAGCGCTGTATCGTGGCGACAAAAACATTCGTGCCGCAAACGGTACAGACGCAGAAAAAAAGGCAACCAACGTCCGCAACATCGTGTACGAGCTAATTGAAAGCCAGGTGGATTCCTCTATTCCGGCTCCCCGCGTCACAGCTATCCACGAAGAGGACAAAGAGCTTGCAAAAAAGATTGAAGCTCTGCTGCTGAACCTGAGCAAGCAGCTCAACCTGAAAGAGCTGAACGACCTGCAAGAACGAACCGTTCCTATTCAGGGCGGCGACTTTTTCCACGTTGAGTGGGACCCCCACGGCGGATACCACTGCATGTTGGGCGACGTAACGCTGACAGAGCGCCACCCGAAGCAGGTTATTCCGCAGCCCGGCGTGTACGACATCGACAAGATGGAGTACATCTTTATTCTTGTGAGCCAGCCAAAGCGCTACCTTGAACGGCGGTACGGTGTTGAAATCAAGGATGAAACCGAGGACGATCTGGCGGCCAGAGGGCAGAATCAAAGCAATGTAAGCGGCATTGTTACTCAAAATATCGCGTATTATCGTAACGATGAAGGCGGTATTGGCCTGTACAGCTGGTGCGGAGACGTAACTCTGGAAGATTTGGACAACTGCCAGAAACGGCGCGGTAAAGTGTGCGCGAAATGCGGCCGCCCGAAGTCCGGCGATGTGTGCGAGTGCGGCAGCAAAAAGTTTGTGGAAGGCCCACTGGATGTGCAAGAGCTGACCGAGGACATCACCATTTTTGGCGGTGAAACTGTTGCGGCAAGCACCCCGGGTAAAGACGAACTTGTGATGAACCCGGACGGAACCCCGCAGGTGGACGAGGAAGGCGTGGCTATTACCATGCCCGGCCCAAACGTGCCCACGCAAATCCCGTACTACGAGCCGAAAGAAATTCCCGTTATTCTCCGCAGCAATGTGCGGATGTTCGGCCGCTTCTTGGGCGTGAGCGACGTTGATGTGATTGAAGATCAGCAAAACGCGATCAAGAAGTTTGGCACGAAGATTGAAGAGAAGCTGCTCAAAGGCGGCAGCTATGTTACGCTTCCGCAAGGCGTTCAGGTTGAAACCAGCGACAAAGAGCTGAAAATCATGCGGCTGAAAAACCCGGCGGAAAAGGCGTTGATCTCTGTTATCAATGTTCAGCCCGACACAAGCCGCGAACAGCAAATGCTTGAAAGCAATTACAACTGGGCAAAGAGCACGCTAGGCATTAACGATTCTTTTCAGGGTAAATACGATGCTTCCGCAACCAGCGGCAGCGCAAAGCAGTTTGCTGCACAGCAGGCGGCTGGCCGTTTGCAGTCCAAACGCGAGATGAAGAATCAGGCGTATGGGCGGCTGTACAAGCTGCTCTTCAAGTACATGTTGGCCTATGCTGACCAACCGTACCCGATGACGTACACGGCAATCGGCGGGGAGCAGACGTTTGCCCATTTCAACCGGTGGGATTTCCTGAAACGGGATGCCGCCGGTGAACTGTACTGGGATGACGAGTTTATTTTTGGCGTTGACCCGTCCCCGAACATGGACGCTAACCGTGAACGGCTGTGGGATATGGCCGACGTGAAGTATCAAGCCGGTGCATTTGGCCCAATTAATGAACTGACTACCAGCTACCGATTCTGGACTTATCTGGAAGATAATGGATTCCCCGGGGCCGGAAAGGTGAAAACCGAAATCAAACAGCAGATGGACGAACAGCAGCAAATGCAACAGGCTGCCATGCAACCGGCTGCACAGCAAGCAATACAGCCGGATATGCTCATGGCTGACAGTGACCACTTGGAGGGGGCAGACGTATGACGTGGGGAGAATGCAAAACCGCAACCTTGCAGAAGATGTTTACCTCGGAAGATGAAGGCGCAGAGGACTATCTCGCGGCAATGCCGCAAGCCGCCAATGAAGCGATCCAGATGATTGCGACGACGGATGCGGGTAAACACATCCGTTCGTATGATACGCTGACGAAAGACCCGGCTCAATCCAGAACGTTTGACCTTGAAGATGAACTCATTGACTTCCTCAATGTGGGAGACTTTGAAACATACTGTATGGACGGAGACGAACCCCGGCCTGTGTCCTTGAAACTTCTGGGCGGGCATTTGCTGGTGGTTCCAAAAGGCATTGAATCTGTGCTGGTGTATTACAACGCAAAGCCTGCCAGAATCACAGAGAACACGCCGGACGCGCAAGAAATCGACCTGCCGGAAGATGCGGCGGCGCTTTTGCCTATGTACATGGCGAGTCAGCTGTACAAGGACGATGATCTGGCAATTGCGACAACGTACCGCAACGAGTTTGAAACGGCGTTTGAGCGCCTGCAAAACCGGCAGGCAGAAAACATCGACACGGAATTTACAAGTGAAAGTGGGTGGTGGTAAATGGCCTTCACACAAATCACAGACGGAGATTTGAAGGACAAGGGCGTTATGGGGCTGCCCGATACGCCCGGCCTTTCCACAAGCGAGATGCAGGCGAAGTTTGAGCAGATAGCACGGGAAGTTCTTGTGCCGAAGTTCAATCAGCTAGTGGACGAACTTTTAGGCCCTTCGGCGGCAAGTCAAATCGGCGCCAAAGGCAAAAACCGCACAGTGCAAGGCCACATTGACAACCTGGAAAATCCGCACAATGTAACTGCGGAACAGGTTGGTGCGTATACAAAAGACCAGACAGAAAAAGCAATCAGCGACCGCATTTCCCAGATTGGTAGTGCGGATATGACGCAAGCCACGTATGACCCGAACCACAGGCAACAGGACATCTTCGCCTATGCCGACTCTCGCGGCGTAAGCACTTACACGCACACCAAGATGGACAACGTGCACCACTTTAACGGCTCTGGCACAAGCGGCCGCGCCAAGATGACGGCTGACGTGGAAGCCGGGGACACGGTGATGCTGGGCGGAAAGGAAGTGCCCGCCTATGTGGGCGCGGAAACCTTTGCCGATGCGCTGGCCGGTGAATCCGTCACGGGCCGGTGGCTGACCTTTACGCAGGACGGTACGCAGATAAATTTTAATGGTGGCGGGGGCTTATCCATTGCAAAACTCGCCCTCGCCACTGCCGACACCGGAGACGTAATTGCCGGGAAAAAGTTTTATAGCGGCGATAAATCGCTTAAAACCGGGTCGATTTTGCCGCGCAACACTGTCGGACAAAACGGTACCGTGGGAATCAGCCAGTATTTTCCCGAGGTGGCCGTATCCAAAGCGAATAGTAACAACACGCAAATAAACAACAACCGTGATGGGGTTTCTCGCTTGTGCTTGCAGCCCCCTGCTGGATTTTACGATGGGAACAGCTATGTGGGCGAGACTTTTGCCAAAGTGGCCAGCGCAATCGGCCTGACAGCGGGCAAGCTTTGCGTCGGGAACACGGTGCTGGGCGTAAATGGGGCCGGTGTGACGAAAGCGGTTTGGAATGGATCTATTCCGAACGACACCTCGTCGCATCAGCTGGCTACCACTCCCGCCGCTGGTACTCTGCTTTTCTTCTTCGCGGGCAACGCCGATCACGATATGCAAATCAAAACAATTGTCATTGGTAGTAAGGTGGTGGCAACGCCAGGGAGAAACAACTTATACGTTGCTACGTTCTCTGTGAGTGCAAACCAAAACATTTACATGCAATGGGACATCAACTTCGGCGGTGGTACACCAAGCGGGAAGGGCGTAATTTGCTACGTGTGATTAAAAGCAATAGGAGGTGTGACAAACATGAGCACCGTAATCTCTAGCGGCACAACCGTAACGAATAGAATTACGTTGCCTGTGACGCAGAGCGAACTGGCAAGTTTGTATGTGACGTATGAGCAACGTAACAAGACCGTGGTGGAAAAAAGTTTGGAAGAGTGCCAAATGGTAGGCACGGATTTGCTGGTGCCTCTTGGGCAAGAGGACACCCTTGCTTTTAACCCGAAGGCAGGCAAAATCAGAATCCAAGTCCGATTGCGCAAAAAAGACGGCACAGCGCTCAAAAGTGATATTGTTGAGGCTGAGACCGATGAAGTGCTCAAGGACGGTGTGATTTAATGCCGGGATGGAGCAGCACAGAGGCAACGTTCGCTGCCACCTTTGATGTTGTCGAAGACGTGCGGTTTTCGGCTGACCTTAGTAGTACAGATGCAACATTCGATTTCTCTTTCAGTGGGGGAACCGCATTGCCGGAGAATTACCTCGGCCCGTATGAAGTAACGCCGAAAGGCAGCGAACAAGAACTCGAAACGGAAAACAAATATCTCACAGACAACATCATAGTGCGAGAAATCAAACGCTGGGACGTGGGCAACACGTCGGGCGGGAACACAGTGTACATTGGGGAGGATGTATAACATGCCAACGGCTACTTACAACAGCAAAGTGATTTTTAATGGCGATGTCCTCATTGACTTGACAGCCGATACCGTCACCGCCGATAAATTGCTTACCGGGGTCACAGCCCACGGGAAAGACGGTGCGCCCGTTACTGGAACCTGTGACTTCGATGCCGCAACGGGCGACGCCACCGCTACGGCGGCAGAAATTTTGTCTGGGAAAACCGCATATGTGAAAGGCACAAAAGTTTCCGGCGAAATGCCGAATCGTGGGGCGGTGACCGGAACAATCAGCACCAAGGCCGGGGCCTACACCGTGCCCCAGGGCTACCACGACGGCAGCGGCAAAGTGACCATCGACAGCACCGAACAGGCAAAGCTCATCCCTACCAACATCCGCAAGGGCGTGACCGTGCTGGGGGTCAGCGGTACGATGTCCGGGAGCGAGGGCATGAAGCCTCAAAGCAAGAGTGTAACGCCCAAAGCTACTGCGCAAACGGTGCTGCCGGATACAGGCTATAACTGCCTGTCACAAGTGGTTGTGGCCGCCATCCCCTATGCGGTGAGCGACAACACCTCCGGCGGCAAAACCGTGACCATCGGGTAATGGCTATGGGCAACAGTAAAATCGTTTTTAACGCCAAGGTGCTGATCGACCTGACCAAGGACACCGTGGCGGCGGCGAAGCTGCTGGAAGGGGCCACCGCCCACGGCAAGGACGGCGAGCAGGTGACCGGCACGATTTTGAACCGGAACACGGTGGGCAAGCATGGGGCTGTTGGTGCATCTACCGCCTTCCCAAGCGTCGCTGTCACACCCGTGGAGCGAGACACGCAAGCCTACCAAAATACGGACGGCGTGTCTCGGCTCTTTCTGAAGCCCCCGGCGGGCTATTATAGCGGCGAAAGCTATGTGGGCGAGACTTTTGCCAAAGTCGCCTCGACCATCGGCCTGAACGACGGGAACCTCTGTGCCGGGAATACGGTGCTGGGCATCACCGGCAGGGGCCACGCCATGGCGATGTTTGCCGCCGTTGGTGACGGCCGCTGGAGCGGTGGCTCTTACAACCGGCTCAAGCTGGCGTGGCAGATGGGCGGCACCTCCGGCTTCGGCGGCTGGGGCTGCTGGCTCCCGGCGGGCACCTACCGGGCGTGTGGGGCCATTGCCGTGGCCAACTGCTACATTGCGGACGCGGGCACCCTTTCCACCCACATTTACGGCGCTGAGCGGGTGTATGGGCAGAGCAGCGTGTGGGGCGGAAACGGCACGTTTACGCTCAATGGCAGCCAGTGGGTTTCCGTCACCAGCGGCAGCAGCAACTATAGCGAGTGCGGGGCCGTGGCCATTTACAGAATTTGATCGAGAGGATGAGAACTATGACTTACGAGCAAAAGCAAGAAGCCATCAAGGCCCTTGTGTATGGCGGCACACAAAAGGCAGCCGCCGATGCGGCTGGTGTGCCCGTCTGCGCACTGGCCGAAATCACGCAGGCTGAAATCGACGAGGTGCGGGCCGACCTGAAAGAAATGGGGTGGCTGGATTGAGCATCATGGAAGGCGTGGACGTCTCGAAGTATCAGGGCACCACCATTGACTGGAACAAGGTAAAAGCATCCGGCATGGGTTTTGCGATGGTGCGGCAGGGCTGGATTAACTCGGATGGGAGCATTACTGAGGATCCTTTTTACCGTCAGAACATGGCCGAGGCACACGCTGCGGGACTGCACACCGGCGTGTATCTGTACAGCTACGCCACGAGCGAAAGCGCTATGAAGGCGGCTGCAAGCGCCTGTGTGGCCATGCTGGAAGGCTTTGTGTGCGATATGCCCATCGCTCTGGACTTTGAGCACGCCACGCTGTACAAAAAGTTTTCGCGCACCGCGAACTCGAGCCTCTGCGCAGCCTTTTTGAGCCGTGTTGAGGAGCTGGGCCGCTACTGCATCCTGTACACCTACAAGTCTTTCGCGGCGGCGTATCTGGACATGAGCGCCCTGAGCCGCTTTGATTTTTGGCTTGCCCACTACACCGCCCGCACGGACTACACCGGCCCCTATGGTATGTGGCAGTACACCAGCAGCGGCAGCGTCCCCGGCATTTCGGGGCGCGTGGACTGCAACCACGCTTACAAGGACTATCCGGCGATCATCACCAGCGAAAAGAAGGAGGATACACCCATGAGCGATCTTCTGAAAGTTGGCCCGGTATCGGGCGGCGACCGCAAGACCCTGGCAGCCCTGGCCGACAGCCTAGGCCTGCCCCACGAGGACGCGGGCGACTATCTCATCATCGGCCCCGCCAGCGCAGGCGACCGGAAGGCCATCGCCGCAAAGGCTGCCGCTCTGGCGGTGGGCTGCGTGGAGTATGTGCCCGAGCCTGAGCCGGAACCCGAACCGGAGCCGGAACCCACGCCTGCCCCCACTCCGGCCCCGGACAGCGGCAAAGACGACACCGCCGAGCAGCTGGGCCGCATTGAAGCCAAGCTGGACAAGTTGCTGGGCCTGGTGAACCCCGCACTGCTGGAGGGCTGATATGCAAGAATGGACGGTGGTTGGCGTTGTTGTTGTGCTTGTAGGGCTGATCGGCTCTGTGAGCGGCCCGCTCATCAAGCTCAACAGCAACATTACAAAACTGACAGTCGCAGTGGACAACTTCCAGAGATCGTTGGACAAGCTGGAAGGCGAAAACCGCGAAAGTCACAAAATTTTTTATAAGCGGCTGGACTGCCACGACAAGGAGCTGGCCCAGCATGAGCAGCGCTTGAAGGCGCTAGAGGAGGAATAATTATGGATATTTCGTTCATTTCCGAGTATATGGTTCCCGTTATCGTGGGCATCTGCCTGTGCGTTGGCTACGTCGTCAAGTCGTGGGTGAAGGATGTCGATAACAAGTACATCCCCACCATGTGCGCCGTGCTGGGCGTGATTCTGGCTGTGTGGATGCACTGGCCTGCCGTGGACGCCGGTGTGATTTTGTCGGGCCTTGCTTCTGGCCTTGCGTCCACCGGCCTGCACCAGGTGTTTAAGCAGCTACTTGGTGGGGAGTGATTGAAGTGTCGCACCAGGTCCCCTGGAATAAAATCATCCTTGAGGAGTTTATACGTCTCGCCATCTTGTCGAAGGACGAAGAAGCGGTGATGCGGACGCGGGTTGCCGGGTGGACACGGGTTGAACAGGCCATGAAGCTGGGTATGTCTCTGGCAAAGGTGGATAAAATCACCGCAAGACTAAAGAAAAAGTACGATGGTGTGCAGAGATACAGCGCACTTTTGCCACCCCGCAAAACCAGCACGGAAGAAACGTACATGGACACGCACTAACTTTTGGGTGAAAAGCGTATAACAATACGGCTGTAAAAATACGGTTTTACGCCTTTTGTTTGGAGTATGATTATATTAGGGAAGGAAAACGCCTTCCCTGTAAACGAACCAAACGAAAGGAGAAAACCGTATGGAAATGACTTATGCATCCAGAGGCGTGGCAAACGCTGGCCTGGCAACAGGCATTGGCGCAGCTATCCTTAGCGTGCTGAACTCTGTGGGTGGCATTGGGGCCATGGCGCTGAACGGCGGGCGTGGTGCCGAGTGCAACGAGAATCAGCCGATCAATCGGTACGAGCTTGATCTCGTGCAAAAGAACGCAAAGCTGGAATCCGACATTGCGCTGCGTGATGCGAACACCTACAATGACCAGAAGGCGCTGGAAATGTACAAGTACATTGACGGGCGGCTGCGTGGCATTGAGGAAGTGCAGGCGGCGCAGGCCGTCCACAACCAGAAAACCGAGGATAGCTTTGTACTGGCCCGGCAGGACATTGCCACTGTGCGCGACAGCCTGACCGAGAAAATCAAGCTGGAAGCCGAGCGCCGTTGCTGCGGTGATAACTCCATCGTGAACTACGCGAACGCCACCTTCTACCCGAAGATGGTTGCGGACGTGACCACGGGAACCACCACCACCGCACAGACCCTTTACAATCCGCTGCCTAAGTGCGGCGAGTGCTGCAACGGGAACTGAGCCGATGGGGGCGGGGCTATGCTTCGCCCCCATTCTCTTTGAAGGAGGATGGTTATGGTTAGCATGGACATGGTTCAGCGGGGCATTAACCGCTATATGGAGCAGGAAATTATCAGCCGTCTGCCGGAAGGGAGTCTGGGACGGTTTGCGGCGAATGCGGCAAAGTATGTGTTTGTCGCGCGAAGTGGTAACGCCATGAATACTCTTGCAGAGAACCCCATTGCGAAGGCGTTTGGGCTGACTGCTGACGGCCAGTTGGATATTGATCTGGCGGCAGATGCGGCACGGGAAAGCATTCCCGACAACGGCTTGAAAGTTGATATGCCTGTACTGGGCAGAATGACCTTCCACCGTGGGGATGTGGACACGCTGGTGCGCATGATTATGGAGGGCTGAGGTATGACCCGAGAAGAAATCTTCTCCGCTATATCGGCCCGCCAAATCGAAGGCATTATGCTTCACGACCAGATGGCGCAGTGCTTCACATTCCTGCATCTTGACGGTTACAAGCGGCTGCAAGAGTTTCGCTTCATGGATGAGGCCGCCGAACACCGAAACATGGTGCGATATTACATTGAGCGGTATAACCGCCTAATACCTGGCGCACACGCGAGCGATCCGGCGATTCTTCCTGGAAGCTGGATGGGGCGAACCCGGCTTGAAGTTGACACAGGTATAAAGCGCATGGCTGTAAAGGACTTGTTTAAGCGCTGGGTGAATTGGGAATCCAACACGGTGAACAGCTTGCAGGCACACGCACAAGCGCTTTACAGCACCGGAGACATTGTGTGCGCTGACTACATCGGACGCATGGCACAGGACGTGGAGAACGAATTGAAAACCGCAACGGGCATGATGATTGACTTGGAAGCAGTTGATTATGATATGACCGCGATTCTCGACAGACAACCCGCGTTGCACCGAAAGTACAAACACAAATTGCAGGAAATCGGAGAAGCGTTTTCCTGACAATAAGCTCTGAGGAGAAATCCTTGGAGCTTTTTTATCTAGAAAGGATGGGAATATGGCTCTTCATTATAACCCTTTTGTAATGTCTGACAAGAACGGTAACACGGTTTCTCGCTTGACTGGGAAAAAGGTTCCTGGGCAATATCCGACAAGCAGGCCCAATTTCACAAGCAACCTCCCCGCGGCAAAGAAAAACACAAGCGCCAATTCCAGCAAAAAGGCAAGCTATTCGGGCGGATCGTCTTATTCTGCACCTGCCGTTCAGGCCGCACCCGCTTCCAGCGGCCCCAGCTATGCGGACGCATATGCAGACGCATTGGCCTCTATCATGGCAGAGCAGCGGCGACAGCGGGAAGCAGCGTATCAAAAGGCAGCGGCAGCCCAGAAGGAAAACCTCAACTTTGCCACAAACCAGCTGACCGACACCACCAATGACGCGCTGAAACAGGCTTACATCAACAAGATGCAGACTCTCCGCAACCTGCCCCAACAAATGAGTGCACAGGGCTTGAACGGCGGTGCGTCTGAAACCACTCTGGCGAGCATGAATAACAACTACGGCAACGCCCGGAACCAGCTGGAAACCGAGCGGTTGAAGCAGCTTGCCAGCCTGCAAAACACCTACCAAAACAACCTTGCACAGCTGGAAGCCCAGCGGGCCAGCGGAGACGCTGCGCAGCTCTCCAACCTTGCCCCCACGCTGGCAAACCTTGTGGCCACTAACACCCCTGCAAGCGTGAACATCACGCAGGGAAGCGGCGGCAACGCTGGCAACGTAAGCGCATGGCTGCGTAAGCTGATGGGTTACGACGACGAGGACTATTACAACTGATTTCATTCTCCGCCCGGCCTGAAACACGGCCGGGATTTTTTGAAATAAGGAGGACTCCATGCCCTATTCTGACCAGGAAGCGTTTCTGAACGCCTACCTTAAAAACTATGCACAAGCCCAGCAGAACGCCATAAACAGCGGCAAAACGGGCATGAGCAGCGCCCGGTACACCGGCCAGCAAGCCATGAGCGCTGCGCCCACAACTCTGCCCGACTATGGAGACATCGCCAACAGCTTTACATCGGCCTACACAAAGCAGCTGGCAGCCGTTGAAGCGCAGCGCGAGAAGGAAGCAAAGGCAGCCCAGGCAGCAGCAGAAAAAGAAGCAAAGGCAGCCGCAAAAGCCGCAGCGAAAGCCGCGAAGAAAGCAAAGGAAAAGGCGGAGGACGAACGCAAAAAGGCAGAAGAATCGTCGAACTCCGGCAACCAGAGCAGCGGCACCGGCAACCAAAGCGGGGGCACCGGCAACACCAACAATGGCGGCAAGAACGACAGCTCAAAGAAGAAGGGCCTGTGGAGCGCAATCAAAGAAGGCGCAGCAGCTCTCGTAAAAAAGGGCCCTTCTTCCGTTAAAGACGGCGTTGTGCAAGGCACTGCGCTGCACAACCGGATGAAGGCCGCGCGTGGCGGCGTGTCTGCCGAAGATAGCGTGGATCTAGGCGGCGTCCAAACCCCGCAAGCAACGGCAGCAAAACAAAAATCCAGAACCAAAGCCCGGGCCTCTGTGGCAAAGCAGAGCTTCACGACACAGGAGCTGGATGCACGTCTGACCGCAACAAACCAGCGGATGCGGGAGCTGCAAAAGCAGGGAAAGACCAAAACCCGAGAATATCGGCAACTGCAAAACCAGCATGACACCTATGCCACCGCGTTGGGCGTGGACTCTTTGGCTGGCCGTGCAGGCGCAACCGGACTTGGTGCGGTCTCCGGCTTTGCTGCTGGCGTGGCGAACATGGGCGATGCCACGGCCCGCGCAATCCGTGGCCAGTCTGCAAGTATGGACATCCCGGAGTATGAGGCAGCATCGGACGACCTGCAAGAAGCCAACGAGCAGCGGGACGCTCTCATTCAGATGGGCCGGGCCTACACCGACACTCCGAACGGCCCTGTCGCCACGCCTGAATTCCAGCAGGTGCTTGACCGCATTGCAAGCGCAAAGGGTGTGCGGGCTGAAAATCAAGTAACCCCTGAGCGCAATCAAGTTGTGAGCGACATGCTGGACTTCGCCCAAAATCAGAACCAGAAAGCACAGGCGGGCCTTGGTAACACCGGTCGATTCGTGGTTGGTACAATCGGCAGTGTCGCGCAGAACCTTCCTGCCTTTGCAGCAGCGGCGGCCGTGCCAGAAGCTGCCCCCGTTTTGATTCCCGCCCTCATGGGTGCAAGCGCGGCAGGCAACCGGGAGAACGAACTGGAACAGCGCGGCGTGCCCCTGAATCAGGCTGTGTTGCGCAGTGGCCTGAGCGGCGTAGTGTCCGGCATTACCAACAAGCTGCCCCTTGAGCAGGGCGCAGAACTCATGGCCGGAAATGGCCCCGGCATTGTCCGCGCTATGGCCCGGCAAGCACTGAGCGAAGGCGGGCAGGAAGCCTCTGAGTATGCAGCAGACTACGGCCTCGACGTTTTGGCCGGAGACCCGGATGCAAACTTTAGCCTTGCCGAACTTGGGCAGCAGGCGCTTGGCGGCGCACTGGGCGGCGCAATCAGCGCGGCCGGAAGCTCTCTCATTGGCAGCGGCGTGAATCGCGCAAGAGAAGCGCTTGGGGCCAACGGAAACGCCCCTGTGGACACGGATGTGCAGCAGGCAGAACCTGTATCTCCATCCACCGAAACAGCCCCGCAACAGCCTGCTGCGGCGGCGCAGGACGCGGTACAATCCCCCGTTACCGCAGCCGTTGAAGCGTTCCGCAACGGAACCCTGACCAACCAGCAGCTTGACGACCTGAAACCCGGCGGGGCACTGCGGAGCGAGTTTGAAGCAGCCACTGGCATGACCTTGCCCGAAACCAGCAGCGCAACGCGGAATGCGTTGAAGGCTGGGATGCAGGAAGAAATTCCGTATCTGCGGCCTGTTGACAGCGCCGAAAACACAGGATATGATGGAACCAATGAAGCCTACACAGGAGGTGCGAGCGATGTCGGAACTGGAAGAGGCAATGGAAAGATTGCGGAACCGAACGGAGAAGGACGAGAGGGAATTCCAGAATTATTACGCGACGCTGGAAACGGCCATGGAGCGCAAGCAAGCGAAGGGCTTGTGGGAAATTGGAACCCCTCTGGAGGAACTCAAGTATTACGTGGATTTCTAAATGTATCACCTGAAACGCAAGAGGCTGTTGAACGGAGCGGGGCCACGCCCCTTGAGCTGAGAGACGCAACAAGTGACCCTCAGCTCTTTTCGGCTGCGTTGGAAGAGGCCCGACATAAGAATCCCCATGGCCTCATGGTGAGTCCGAAAACCGTCGAAGAGCTGAACCAGCCCGGGACTATCACTTTTATGAGCGCAGACAATATGGCCGGTGCGCTGGTTACGGCAGACGGCGACATTGAAGCGGTGTTCAAAAACCCGCAAAGCAAGGCAAAGCAAGCGGCAACATCTCTCTTGATTACGGCCGTGGAGAACGGAGGACGCAAACTTGACTGCTACGGCAAAGACCTGGTGCGTACATATAATAACCGAGGATTTGAGGCAGTTGCTCGCATTCCGTTTAACGCGGAAGAGGTGGAAGCCGGGTGGACATACGGCAAACGAGATGTCTATGTGATGAAACTGCGCGATGGTGTGACGGCGCAGGACATTGCAAACCGGTTGACTCTGCCAGAAGAGGACGGCGGTTTTCACCAACAAACACTGCAAGAGCTTGCCAACCTTCCCGTATTCGACGACTACGACGAGGCGCTGGCATACCGCGACAGTCTGCTCACCACCCCCGCCGAAAACGGAAACATTCCTGAACTCATGCCCACCGCAAACCAGAGTGTGCAAGAGCCTATCCCCACATTGGCCGATCACCCCAACACGGTAGGCGCGGCGCAACGGCAATTTGACCGGCCCGAAGTTGCCAGCCAGAGCCACATGACCCGCGACACAGACAATGATTACCTGCAACCTCTTGTGCAGAGCGATCAAGGCGGCGAGCAACAGTTTACCCACGAGCGCGTAAGCAACGCAGACCGCATGAAAATTGCGGCCAACAGCATGGAGACCGAAAGCCGCGACGAGATTGTGTCCCGCTTGACCAGTAAAGAGCAGTGGGACGCCGATGACACCGCGCTGGCCGGAAGCGTACTGCGCGAGTGGGATTTGGCTTTGCGCGATATGGACAAGAGCGGAGAGGCGTATAAGCAGGCCCTTGCCCAGAAGATGAAGTTTACCCAGCGGATTAGTGAGTCCAACACCATGAACGCGCAAGCGCTGCAAATGACGCAGGAGTTTACCACTCCGGAGACCGCCGTGATGCAGTCGCAGAAGAGCATCAAGACCGCCGTTGACCGTGTAGCGAATGGCAAAAACAAGCGAAAATTCGATCAGTACAAAAGTGACGTGGAAACAGCCATTGCAAACGCAGAGGACACGGCCACTCAAAAAGCTAATGACGCTGTGCAGAAAGCCATTGAGACTGTCCAGCAGCAAGTTGCGAACGAGACTGACCAGCCTTCGGTCGAGGATGCATTGGGGCGTAAGCTGGCAGCTGCCGTAAATCGTTACGCAACGGACGGGAAAGAAGCCGGCGTTGAGGACGTTGTGCAAAGCGAGATGCTTTCCCAGCTGACCAAAATGGCGACAAGCGACACCGAGAAAGGCGCACGGCCTAAAAAGCCGAAGCTGACGGTCGAACAAAAGTTGCAAACCGCATTGGACAATCAGGAGACATACACGCAGGCATGGGAAGCGGCAAAGGAAGCACTTGCCGAAAGGTATAGAGACAATGCCGACATGAGCAGCCGCCTGCAAGCTTTCTTTAATGATGCCGGAGAATCCGGCTTGTACGGGAAAGATACAATAAAGCAACTTGTGTCCAAGTACACCAAAGATCAAGGGCTTGACTTCAAGGCCCTAGTCAAAAAAGGGCGTGGGGACAAACAGTCCACTCTTCGAGAAATTCAGGAGCGCATTCAGGACACCTTCGACATGGACGACACGCAAGCACAACGTATTGCCGAAATGGCCATGAACGAGTATTCCAAAGCATTGTCGGAAGCGGCGGACGCAAACCTGAAAGCCATCCGGGGCGGGAAAGGCAAAACGAGCAAGTCCACGCACGACCAATTTTTGGAGCTTTTGCGCATGGGCGTTTACGATGAAGGCGACGTGCAGGCGTATGCTGCATCCAAATTCGGTGTGCAGCCGTTGACCGCCGAACAGTGCCAGCAAATTCTCGACCTTGCAGAGCGGGCGGAACAGCTCCCCGCGAACAGCCGCGACCGGGTGCTTCTGGAAAGTGAGGCAGCTACCATTGCAGCTCGAAATCTGAGTGGCTCTTTCCACGATGCATGGGACGTATGGCGCTACACATCCATGCTGTTTAACGCGCGTACCAACGAAAAAAACATCGGTGGCAACGTGTCGATGGGCCTGAATGCCCGTGCAAAGGACGTTGTTCTTGCAGCCATGGAGTGGATGATTAACAAAGTTGCCCCTGGAAAGGTTGAACGCACAACGGCGATTGTAACCCCGTTCACCGAGAACGGTCGCGCACTGCTTGCAGCTTCCGCCAACGATGCCGATCTGAACAGTTATCGTCAGCTTTCCGGCACAAGCGAGCGCATGAATCTGGCGCGGGACATGCAGCGGCACCGCGAAGCCTTCCGGAGCCTTGCATCCCCTGATAGTAACAACATTGTAACCAAGTTTTTGTCCGGGCTTGACAGTCTGGCTGCAAGGGCAAGCGCGCCACTGGAAGTCTCCGACTATGAGGGCGCTTTTGGTGTATTGGAGGGTCTGCGCGGCATTAACAAAAACATGGACGCCGCGATTGACTGGATTCGGGCTTCTGCGGAAAGCGCTACGAACAAGGGCGTTCTCGGCGTGGCTGGTCTAAAAAACAACTATGCGTGGTCGTTGGCGCAATACCTTAAAGCAAACGGCGCAGACGCAAGCATTTTTGATGCGACGGACGCGCAAAGCCTGGCTCTGCTTGACAAGGCCAGAGCACACGCCATCCAACAGGCGTTGATTAACACCTACCATGCGGAATCCAAAACGGCCTCTGCCGTGGCCAAATTCAAGGCCGACTTGCGAGGTTCCGACAACTTTGCATCCCGTGTGCTGGGCGACATCGTTGAAGGCCAGCTGCCCTTTGTGAAAACGCCCATCAACGTGGCAAAGCAGAGCTTGCAGTATAGCCCATTGGGCTTCGTGTCTACTGCCGCCGAGGGCGTAAAGGTTGCGCGTGGAACCGGCGATGTAAACCTTATGCTCGACCATGCGGCGGCTTCTGTCACCGGCAGCGTGTTGTTTGCTCTGGGCGGAATTTTGGCCGAGAAGGGCTTGCTCACCGCCGGAATTGGTGACGATGAAAAGGACAAGGCAAATCTGGAAGGCCGCCAAGAATACAGCCTCCAGCTGGTGGACGACGACGGGAAGCTGCACAGCTACACCATCGACTGGGCCAACGCTGCCGCTATTCCGATGTTTGCCGGAGCAGAGTATGCAAAGCTGGCTGCAAGTGATGGAGCCTCTCTGAATAGCGTTGCGTCCGCGTCGCAGCAAGTGCTTGAGCCTTTGCTGGAAATGTCCTTCTTGCAGGGGCTGAATGACAACCTTGAATCTTTGCGTTACTCCGAGGACCCTTACGTCTACGGCATGGCGAAACAATCCCTGAGCAGCTATGCAACACAGGGCATTCCGACGCTTGTCGGGCAAGTCGCCAGAAGCATTGACCCGGTGCGGCGCAGTACATACAGCGGCACAACCGGCATTGAGTCCGACATTGGCTACACGGCAAACAAAATCCGCAACAAAATCCCGTTCCTGTCCGAGACTGGGCAGCCGTACATTGATGCATTCGGCGACACCCAACCGAACACCGGCGGAAGTTTTGCCGGGCGGCTGGCATACAATATGCTCTCCCCCGGTTACTACAGCGAGACGACGGACGACCCCGTGAAGCAGGGTGTGCTGGATTTGGCCAACAGCTCTGGTGACAACAGCGTAATTCCGGAAGTCGCTGAAAAGAAAGTGTCGTGGACATCCAACAAGGAACGCCACAGCTATCAGCTCTCGCCGCAGGAGTACACCGACTTTGCAACACAGCAAGGCCAACTGCGCAAGGACATGGCAGAAGCCGTGTTGGATTCCCGCTACACCGAAGAGCAGCAAGTGGAGCTTATCCCGGAGCTGTATAGCACCGCAGGCAAGATTGCGGCTCTGGACATCGTGCCCGACTTCTCCGTCGGCACCGAAGAGCGAAAGCGCATTGACATCTACAATCAGTATGGCATTGATGGGCTGATGAACTGGATTGCCTACCGGAAGTACGCGAACACGGACGGCAAGACGGGCATTAACCAGAGCGAGGCCCGTGCATGGCTGAATGACAGCGACATGAGCGATGCCATGAAAGACGCATTCTGGGCGGCGAGTTCGTCCAACTGGAAATCTTCTCGGTAAGAAAGGAGCAACACATGGACATTGGTAACAACATTGCCTTTGAGCGTATCCGCCGGATCACCGGCTATCTGGTGGGCACAATGGACAAGTGGAACGACGCAAAGAAGGCCGAAGAACGAGACCGCGTAAAGCACTTATAATGCAACAATAGAGTAACAGTTTAACGCATTTTCGTTGAAAATCATCCAAAAATTCTGACTACGAATCAGAAGGTCGGGGGTTCGAGTCCCTTCCAGCGCACCAAAAAGGCACCGTGCAACGTTGTTTGCATGGTGCCTTTTGTTTTTTGTTCAAAAACAAATGTGTTCCAATTCCGCAGAATTTGGCGCATAGTGTAACGGATAGTGTAACAAATTACGTTGCATCAATAATACATTTAATCTCGTTTGCCATTTTTTCAAACTCTTCTTGTGCGACGGCGATGTGTGCGTCTTGCGAAATATAATAATCGTCCGTGACAGAACTGCCGATCTGGTGGCCGATGGCGCGTTGCAGCGCTTCCTTGTCCACGTTCGCTTTGGCCGCGAGACTGGCAAATGTGTGACGGCATGAGTAAGGGACATAGCGGTGCGGATTCTGCACACCTATCTCTTCCAGGCCCGTGTAGAATTCTCGGATCCGGAAATTGCGGATGTTCCAGGCGCTGCCATTCGGGCTGCGGAAAATGCGCTGGCCGGGCTTTGTGTCGTTGCAGAAGTGCATAAACACGTCCCATGTGATGGGGTCGAGAAGAATGTACCGGTTTTTCCCGGCGGCGGTTTTGGAGCCTTCCAGATGGATTCCGTGGCGCTCAAAGTCAATGCAGCCATTACGGGAGATCTTCGCAAGGTCTACAAGGCGGCAACCACTCATGCACAAGAACCAGATAATGCCGGGCACCCGCTCATATCGGTGCTGGTAGAGCAACCGCAAATCTGCATCGTCAAATGGAACCCGCTGGCCCTTCACCTCGGCAGTGAGCCTCAACCCCTCGGAGTAGTCCGTCTGATGGATGCCGTGCTGCACACAAAACATACAGAGCTTGTGCATGAGCGAGCGGAGTTTGTGCTGGTGGGACTTGGATTTGCCTTCATCCTCTGCCCGGTACAGGATGCCCTCCAACGTTTCTTTTCGCACGTTGATTGCCTTGATGTTGTGCAGCTCTGTCATGTAGTTCCATGCGGATGCCACGTCAATCCGGTACTTCTCTGTGTTCTGCTGGAAAGCGCGGTCAGAAACCACCGCGTCATACACCTGTTGCATGGTGTAGTTTCGGTACTCCAAATCAGGCTCTTGCTCTGAGGCCGCGAGAATAGCTCTCTCCGCGTCTTGTTTGGTTTTATAGCAACCGATATAGGCCCCCTTGTAAACGGCCTTGTAGGGCGAGCTGCGCCCTTGCAGACGCGCAATGGAGCCGTTGCCCTTTGCCCTTCGTGCTTTTGGCCTCGTTGCGGCCGTCTGTCGCTTGCCACACCATGGGCAAAACAGAGCCCCTTCTGGGATGTCTCTTGCACATCTCACACACGTCATGGCTTGCACCTCATTTCATGGTGTACTCATTCTTTTTCATCTGGGCTGCTTGCCTGCCTGCATCGTGGGCGCTGTGCAGGTTTTGCAGGTTCGGTTTTGCTTTCTCCGGCTCCACCAAGTCGCCGGTGATGGACTCCAGTTCGTAGTTGTCAATTATCAGCCTGCACACGGCTGTCCGGCTTGCCATGCTGCAATGGGCGTTTGCCACGTACTCGTCCAGCATGGACGGCCATTCACTGCCATGTGCGCCAAAAATCAGGAATGCCAGCTTATCAACTTCCCCGGGCGGGCAGTCTGCAAGGTACTTAAAAAGCCCGTTCCGCCTCTGCTCCACATCCGCGAGGCTGCCGTCAAAGTCGGTGTACAACTCCGGGTGGGCCAGGCGGAGAACATCCGGAAACCAGTTCAGGCTCAACGCTCTGTACCAGTTTATAAAATCTTCCAGTGTGGGCGGCTTCTCCCCGTGCTCCCATCTCTGCACCGTGCGCGGGCTGACGTGCAGCAGCGCGGCAAGCGTCTCTTGCGCAATGCCCGACCTTTCCCTTGCCTGTGCCATGAGTGCTGCAATCCTCTTTGCATCGTACAACATATGTCATCCTCCTTTGTGCAAAAATACCAAAAGAGCGTTTCTCAGCTGTCGAATGCCGGGAAACGCTCTTTTTTTACGCAATTTTAGACGTGGTAAAAGCCGCGAGTTTATGCTATTGTGTGGACAACAAGTACATGGTTTCATTCTACAGGTTCAAACGTAAACGTTACGGCGATCCCGGCTGTGTTCCCGGCGAAGCGGCCGCGATCTTCCGTTACCGTCACATCACTATACACAGTAAAAGGATTCCATAAATCATCTTCTTCAATAATGATATAGGAGTTATCCTCTCCTATATCGGGGTATGTGTCCCGCTCAACGCACTGGGCGTACAAATCCACGCGGTCTCCCACGTCACAGGTGATCTCCACGCCACTGTTGGTGATTGTCTCCCCGTTTACCGTGGCGTAAAACTTCCAGTCATGGCCCACGGAGTTGTTCCACTCCTCCTCAAAGTCAGCCGTGACTTTGTATGTGCAGGGGCCAGAACGATCTTCCACGGACGTTGCAGGCGCGGATGTGCCCGTATCCAAACTCGGTGCTATCATGAGGGCATAAACCGCCGCTACTGCAACGGCACCGAACGACCATTTTTGTACGCGCGTCATGCCTTTGGCGGAGGGGTTCTCGCGCTTCTCATCTGCGCGATTTCCAAAGCCCACGATAAGCCCGGCAATAATAACAATCCAAGCAAAAGCAACCATTGCAATCACCCATTATATAAGGAAGCGAGGTAATCATGAACGAACCGCGAAAAGAAATTGAAGAACTCATGCGAAAGCTGACGAGAGAACAACTCAAAGAGTTTATTGCTTACCTGCAAGTCCTCGAAGCATCAGCAGGGCAGCATTGAGTTTATCTGCATCCAAGCGATCAAGAATTTCCCTGGCTTCTTCCAGCTCTTCCTTGGACAGCCCTTCGCATTCCTTTAATAGTACACCCAGCCCAACGCCATCTAAGGCGTTGGGCTTTTCTTTTTTCTCGCTTTCGCCGGTGAGTTCTTCAACCGTAACACCTAGTGCATTGGCTACTGGCAAAAGCAGTTCATCTGGAAAGTCTCTGTCGGTAGTCAGCATTTGAGAGATGTAACCTCTGCTTTTTCCGATCTCTCTGCACACAAAAGATATATTGATACCTTTGTCAGCAGCGATTTTTTTAGCTCGCTCCACATTGCGCATAGAAAAAGACCTTTCTTTTTGTGCAAATAGCCAAATGTTTACGCGATTGAAAATTGACTATTGAAAAATAGCCACTTGGCTACTATAATATAAAGCACAGGGCAAACAAAACCAAAAGCCCCTGACAATATTATATCGGGCATACGCTAGATTCTATTCACTTTGTACTTCACATCTGCATAGTAGCATATTTTCTAGCGATTTTCAAGCCCAGAGAGGAGAATTGCTAGTGAATGTTTCAAAAATCGACCAGTTTTGCAAATTGCATGGTCTGAGCCGCACGGAACTTGAAGTTGCGGCAGGGCTGAGCAACGGCTCAATCGGGAAGTGGGAACGCAGCGTATACGGTCCCAGCATCTCGCAGCTGATTAAGGTTGCGAACTACTTCCGCGTATCGGTGGATGCGCTGCTCGTAAATGGTAAGGAGGTATGAGCGTATGAGATCCATTCAAATCTTCAACAACCCCGAGTTTGGGGATATCCGCACGGTAGACCTGAACGGCGAGCCGTGGTTCGTGGGCAAGGACATTGCAGCAGCACTTGGGTACGGCGAAGGGAAGTCACTCGCCAACGCCGTAGCAAACCACGTTGATGATGTAGACAAGGGGGTCACCGAAATGATGACCCCCGGCGGAATGCAGAAAATGGTCATCGTCAACGAAAGCGGCGTGTACAGCCTGATTTTTGGCAGCAAGCTGGAAGGTGCGGTGCGTTTCAAGCGCTGGGTGACCGGCGAGGTGCTGCCTACCCTGCGCAAGACGGGCAGCTACACAATGCCCAAACTCAGCAAGGAGATGCAGGCGCTTTTCCTTCTGGATGACCGCACCCAAAAGCAAGAGGCCCGGCTCACCGCGCTGGAAAACACCATGACGGTGGATTACAGCCAGCAGCAGACCCTGAAAAAAGCCGTTGGCCGGGTGGTGGTGGAAGCCCTGGGCGGTAAGGCGGCCCCGGCCTACAACGACCCCCACGTGCGCGGCAAGCTGTTCAGCGAGTGCAACCGCGACGTTCAGGACTGGTTCCGGGTCAACAGCGTGTGCAACGTACCCCGCAAGGATTTCACCCAGGCTGTGGAGTACATCCAGCGCTGGAAGCCCAGCACCAACTCCGTGATGCTCATTCAGCAGACCAACGCCCAGACCAGCTTATATGAGTAAGGAGGCACCGCAATGACGCGACCAACTTTAACCATCACTGAGTGCTGTGAGGTGCTTCGCGCGAACGGAGTTTCTGTGGACAACAAGGGACTGGCGGCCGCCATTGAAGCTGGCCGTATCCCGTGGGCAGTCGCCATGAACGCGCCCGGCGCAAAGCTCCAGCCGAAAATTTTTAAGCACCGGCTGGCCCTGTGGCTGAAAGATATGACCGGTCAGACACCCGTTGCAATCGAACCTGAATGGCTTTAAGCAGTAGCAATGTGCTGAGGCAATGCACGGCAAGGCGAGGCAACGGCGATGCCACGCAATGATAAGCCGCGGATATGCAATTCACCGAGAAGCTGTGGCTGAGCAAAGAAGAGCAATGGCAAAGCCATGATCGGCAATGAAAAAAGTTGCAATGGATACGCGGGGCGATGATACGCAATGGAATAGCTGAGCACTGCACTGCTATGGCGAAGAAAGGCGCGGACGAGCATAGAAAAGAAGTGGCAAAGAACGGCGTAGCTGCGGCAAGGAATAGCTTTGCTCGGCAAAGGCGATGAGTGGCCGGGAAAAGCAGCGGATAGGCAATGAAAGGAAATGCCACGGCGCCGAGAAGCTTCGCAATGTGTTGGAAAAGCTCTGATTCGCAATGAAAAGGCGAAGCCACGATTTGCTGAGCAGGGGAGCCGCAAAGCAACCGAAACAAACACAATAAAAACGGAGGATTTAACGATGAAAGTACGGATTACTCTGCTGGAAGAGGCGCTGGGGAGCAGCCCCAGCAACGAGGATTTGCTGGGGACTTACATCGCCAGCAAGGCACCCACAGAGGAGCTTGAGGCGCAGGAGATCGAAACGATTAAGGCGCAGAACGCGGAAGAACGGCTAACCGTGTTTCCGAAGCTGCCGGACGGAACCCCGTTCGTCTACGACTATCAGATCAAGGGGATGTTTAAGGATAGCTGCAAGATGCTGGCGAAGGCCGGTAAGGCCGGGTACCCCGGCGGCAAGGCTTGCGCGGCAATCAAGGCGTATAAACAGGCCATTGATGGGCTGATTTTTGTGGAGCCGCGCTGCATCCCTTACAACCTGCACGGGCTCAAGATGGATTACTGCGAGCGCATTCTTCGGGCAAACACCCCCATGGGAGAGCGAACCAGCATTGCAAAGGGCGAGAGTGTGCCGGAGGGCAGCACCATCGAGTTCAGCATCGTGTGCCTTGATCCGAAGCTGGAGGACATGGTGCGCGAGTGCCTGGACTACGGTAAGTTTCGCGGCCTTGGGCAGTGGCGCAACAGCGGCAAGGGCCGCTTTATGTGGTCCTTGTTGGACGAAAACGGGGCCGTTATCGGTGGGAACAATGTGTTTGAAGAGTAAAGAGGCAACCCATGCTGTATGAATTGAGTAGTTGCGAGGTGATAGCCTTGCAGGCCGCCTGTACGGTGGCCAAGGCCCGGATGGCGGAAAACGCCGAATCCTCCGAGCGCTGCGCAAACAACCAGCACTTGCCGAAGGCCGAGCGCGCCAGCGCGGCCCGGATGGCCAAGTGGTACCAGGCGCGGGCGGCCACCTTTGAGAACGCCAGCGAGACACTCGACTGGGGCCGGGAGCTCACCACCCTGGCGCAGGCCAAGGAGGCGCTGGAACGATGAGGGTTTTGCTGAGCCTGCTGCCCTGTCTGGGGCTGGCAGCGCTGATCTGGTACGTAGCCGCCTGTGTGGCGGCCGACAAAAAGCCCAAAGCAGCTCCGACGGCGGCGCTGATGCTGGCCACCTGGCTGCTGGCAATGTGGGCAAGCTGAAGGAGGGCAAGGCAATGACCGAATATTACATCGCAATCAAAAAGGCCGCCCCGGCTGGAACCCAGAGCGACCTGCAAAGTGCCAAAGCTGAGCGCCGTGGCACCTATACTGTACGCCATATGCTGCCCCGCGTCAACTGGGGCGGTATCATTGGCGGCATCTTCGGCGCCCTGGCCGCTGCGGCGATCTGGGTGCCGGTGGCCTATCTGACCCGAGGCTATTGGGCCGTGGGCGGCGAAATCTTTTTGATCGGCCTGGCCGCTGGGCTGGGCGCATGGATTGGAGGCGACTGAGACGGACGCAAAGCGAGTAAAGCGCGATGCGCTTGGCACTATGTGGTCGTTCCTCCAGATGGGGGCATATAAGCTCACCCCGGCGGAAATCGGCATCATGAAGGGTGCTTGTGAGGAGCTTCGGCACATGCTGACGCAGAAAACGGCAGGGCAGAGGGAAGACAAGCCCGGAGACGCTGATTTTCGCGAGCTGGATGCGGTTGTAAATTCCATCGTGGTTGGTGCGATGATCTTGTACCTGTCCGGAGCATTGGACAAGCTGGAGGAAACGCCATGAAGTGCGATATGGACTGTAAAAACTGCACACGCCCGGCGAAAAAGTGTCACGGGGGCAATTTTAGCACCCCTTACACCTGCCGGGACTGTGTGCCGACCAAAAAGCCCCACGAGGGGCCGTCAATCGAGTATCTTCCCGCTGTGAACCGCTGCGGGAAACGAGTGACAAACAAGTAAAGGAGAAGAACCATGGAAAACAACAACAACATTTTTAAGCCTCTGGTGGACATTGATTACACCGGCATTATCCGTCCCACGTGCTTTAGCCTGTGCTTGGGAGAGCGCTACTTGGCGGAGATTCTGGAGCAGCTGATTCCTGGCGGGCCGAGCTTCGCCGGGCGTGTCCGCCTGATTGTCGAGGACTACACGCAGAGCGCAGGAATCCCCGAGCCGGAAGAGAAGAAGGAGGAAACCGAAAATGAATCTGTATGAAATCGACAAGGCCATTCTGGCCTGCATTGATCAAGAGACCGGCGAGCTGCTGGACGAGGCCGCGCTCGAAGACCTGCAAATGGAGCGCACCCAGAAGATCAAGAACGTGGCACTGTGGCTGAAGAACCTGAATGCCTCTGTGACAGCTTACAAGGCCGAGAGAGACGCTTTTGACGAGCGGATGAAGCAAGCCCAGAAGAAGGCCGAGAGCCTGAAACGGTACCTTGCCAATGCGCTGGGCGGCGAGAAGTTTGTGACGGATGAATGCGCCGTGAGTTTCCGCAAGTCAACCGCGGTCAACGTGCTGGACGAGGCCGCGATCCCCGCTGCGTACATGACCGAGAAGGTCACGCGCAGCCCCGACAAGACCGCAATCAAGGCAGCCATTAAGGGCGGCGAGGCCGTTCCCGGCGTGGCGCTGGTGGAGAACCTGAGTGTACAGATCAAGTAAGGAGGCAGCACCATGGACAACATGAGATATTACAATCTGCTGCGGGAGTGCCCGAAGGAAGCGCAGAAGCCCATCCAGGCGGGCCGGTTGAAGGGCAAGAGCGACATCAACCCTATGTGGCGCATTAAGGCCCTGACCGGCGCGTTCGGCCCATGCGGAATCGGCTGGTGGTATACCATCGACAAACAGTGGCTGGAAGCAGGCAACGGGCCTGAAATCGCCGCGTTCTGCAACATCACCTTGTATTACAAGGACGAAAATGGCGAGGAGAGCCACGGCATTCCCGCCACCGGCGGAAGTGGCTTTGTACAGGTGGAACGCAACGGCCCCTACACCTCTGATGAGTGCTTCAAGATGGCCCTGACGGACGCAATCAGCGTTGCCGCAAAGGCGCTGGGCGTGGCCGCTGACGTGTACTGGGCACAGGATCGCACCAAGTACGAACCCGCACCGCAGGAGCATACGAAGGAAGCGCCCATTCTGTGTGAGGTGTGCGGGAAGCCCGTGCAGGGCGCAAAGAAGCTGGACGGCTCGATCATGACCCCTGCACAGGTGGCGGGCTGGACGAAGCACAAGCGAGGCAAGGTGATGTGCATTACCTGCGAGAAGGCCGCACGAGCGCAGGATGACCAGCAGCCCGCGAGGATTGAGGGATGAAGCTCTGCATCAAGGCAAGCCAGTTCCCAGACCATATCGGGAACCTGTTGCATGTGTGCCAGGGCTTTGAGCCCGAGCAGCTAATCGACATCCAGATTGACAAGCACCGGCAACGGCGAAGCCTTGACGCAAACGCTTACTGCTGGGTGCTGCTGGACAAGTTGGCGGCGGTGCTGCGCAAGCCGAAAACGGAGATTTACCGAGAGCTGATCCGGGAGGTTGGCGGAAACTGCGAGACCTACTGCGGACTTGAGAAGGCCGTGGATAAGCTGGTGCAGCTGTGGGAGAAGAACGGCATCGGCTGGTGTGCGGACGTGACCGACAGCAAACTGGATGGCTGCAAGAACGTGGTGCTGTATCAGGGGTCAAGCACCTACGACACGCGGCAGATGTCGCGCTTGATCGACCTGGTGGTGCAGGAATGCCGGGCACAGGGCATTGAAACGGCTACCCCGGCGGAACTGGACAGATTGAAGGAGGCGTGGCATTGACAAACGAGTACGGCGCAAGGCTTGACCGGAACGGGTACGCCCCTAGCATTGTGCAGGAATACATGGACGAATGTTTCATTTGCAGAGCGAATGGATACCGCGACAAGCTAGATCGACACGAGATTTTTTACGGCCCGTATAGAGACAAATCAAAACGGCTGGGGCTGTGGGTGAGCCTTTGTCACCACGCCCACCACATTGACGGGATTTCAGCCGTGCACAACAACGCGACTGCCGATCACGCGCTTAAATGGTTCGCGCAGCAGTGCGCGATGGAGCAGTATGGATGGAGCGAGGACGAATTCCGCTCCGAATTTGGCAAAAGTTACCGGGAGGATTAAAAACATGAATCAAATCATCATTATGGGCCGCCTGACCGCCGACGTGGAGATGCGCCAGACGCAGGCCGGAGACGCAGTAGGTTCTTTCTCCGTGGCTGTGGACGGCCCGAAGAGCCGAAACGGCGAGAAGCACACTGACTTCTTCCGGGTGACGGCGTGGCGCAAGACGGCCGAGTTCATCTCCGGCTGGTTTCACAAGGGAGATATGATCGCGCTCTGCGGCTCCATGCACTGCCGGGAATACACCGACAACAGCGGCAATCGCCGCACGACGTGGGAGATGACCGCTGACAGGGCTTTCTTCTGCGGCGGGAAGAATGACGGGGGTGCCCAGAAACAGGGCACAGCGGGCGAATTTGCCCAGCCAGCGGCGACGGATGACTTTGTAGCCATCGACGATAACGAAGATTTGCCCTTTTAATCGGAGGCAGCGCCTTGAAAGATAACAATTACATCGTGATTCAGGGGTGGATGCGCTCCCGCCTGAATCTTACCGGCAACGCCCTGCTTGTGTACGCCTGTGTTTTTGGATTCTCGCAAGCTGGTGAGTGGTTTACAGGCACCGCAGCTTATCTGGCTGACTGGTGCGGATGCAGCAAGCGGGCAATCTTCCAGCAGCTTTCCACTCTGACAGAGCGCGGGCTGCTGGAAAAGCGGACAAGAGATGTCGGCGGTGTGACCTTCTGCGACTACCGCGCAGTCGAGCCTGGACAAGAGCCGGAACCAGAAAAAACACCTGAAAAAGATAATGCGCCAGCTTCACCCCCCATGCAGAATTTTCATGGGGGTGATGAAAAATCTTCACCCCATAATATAAAGATAAATAATACTCGAGTATCTAAAGATACTCTCGTATGCGCAAACAGCGGGGGGTTTGAGGCGTTTTGGACTGCCTACCCCAAAAAGAAGAGCAAGGGGCAAGCATTATCAGCGTGGAAGAAACTTAAACCTGATAGCTCTTTACAGGTTGTGATCCTGAAAGCAATCGAAGCCCAGAAACGTAGCCCTGATTGGCAAAAAGATAAAGGACAGTACATTCCCTACCCCGCAACTTGGCTGAATGCAATGGCATGGGAGGACGAAGTGCCCACCGAACAGAAGCGAAGGGAGGTGCAATATTTGCCGTGAGTGAAGCAGAAAAGGCCGTCATCGGCTGTTTGCTTGTCAACCAGCAGGCACAGCCGTACATTCTGGACGCCATCACCGGCGAGGATTTCAGCGACCCGGAATTGGGTGAGGTGTACGACAAGCTGGCCAGCCTGTGGGCACGGCACCGGAAGCTGGACACGGTGAGCGCGGCCTCTGTGATGGGCAATGAGCTGCTTGCAGAGTGCGCGGAAGCCCCCATTGCTTATAGCAACTACCCGGCGTATATTGCCGCCGTGAAAGACCATACGCTGGTGCAGCGAGCGCAGGCGGTGGGCCTGAAGCTGGCAAGCAGCGGATGCTCCAAAGATGATGTGGAGGGCGCGGCGCAGGAGCTGGCGCATATGCTGGCAGGCAAGCAGAGCACCGGGCGCTTCAACGCCATGGATTGTGCCACGTGGTTCATGCGGGCCATGGCTGGCGGGCGGCCGCCCTACTTCGCCACCGGGTTTGGGCGGCTTGACCGTTACACCGGATGGGGGCCGGGTGACTTTGTGGTGATCGGCGGACGGCCCAGCAGCGGCAAGACGGCATTCACCTTGCAGGTGGCCCGCCAGATTGCGCAGAACGGAAAGCGCGTTGGTTATTACAGCTATGAGACGAGTAAAGAACGTCTCAGCATGAGAATTTGCACCAACATCATGCGGCTGCAATACGACAGTGTGCGCCGTTATGCGGTGCAGATGGACAACGCAAACGAGATTCAGCTGCGGGCACTCGACCACTTTGCCACTTGCCCGCTTGAAATCGTGGAAGCCAACGGGCGCGGTGTACAGTGGCTGAAAATGGACGCGCAAGCGCAGAAGTTTGATGTGGTTTTCATCGACTATTTGGGACTTATCCCTTCCCGTGGGAAGGACAGCTACGAGCGGGCCACAATGGTGTCGAAGGATTTGCACGACTTTGCCCAGCAAACCAAAATCTGCGTTGTGGCGTTGTGCCAGCTGAACCGCGCCGGGGCTGGCGACCTGCCCACGATGGAAAACTTGCGCGACAGCGGCCAGATTGAGCAGGATGCGGACAACATCATTCTGCTGCACAACGATAAAGAAACGGGTAAATACACCGTGCGCATTGCAAAAAACAAAGACGGAATTACCGGCGATTTGCCGTTCAATTTTGTCGGAAGCCAGCAGCGGTTTGAGGAGGTGGCGATGAATGATTACAGTTGATCTCCCCTTTCGCCTGCCCGGGGCAAATGAGTACACAAACGCTTGCCGCCAGAACCGCTTCGCGGGCGGCAAAGTCAAGGCCGACTACACGCAGGCGGTGGCCCTCTACTTTCGGGGGCTGCCACCTGTAACCGAGCCGGTAAAAGTCCGCTTTACGTGGCACGAGAGGACACGACGAAGGGACAAAGACAACGTGGCCTTTGGCAAAAAATTTGTGCTTGACGGGATGCAAGCCGCTGGATTCTTGCCAAATGATAATAACCGTTGGGTCGTTGGTTTTGAAGATTGTTTCGCCTACGACGGGCAGGACGGAGTGACGGTGGAGGTGATTGAAAATGGATGATAACATGTGCAAAAAGTGCAAACACAAAGATGTTTCGCCTTTTTGGCATCCGTGCATGGAGTGCAAACACTCATTCGTGCGCGGGACGTGCCAGTACGACAATAGCGAAAGCTTTTTTGAGCCAGCAAACGCAGAAGATGCAGAGCGACAAGACGTAAACCACCCCAGCCACTATGCTGGAAAGTTTGAGTGCATCGAGGTGATGCTGGACACGATGGGGACGGAGGATGTAAAAGGCTTTTGTCTTTGCAACGCCTTTAAGTATCTCTGGCGCTGCAAGAAGAAGCACGAGACGCCCGAAGAGGACGTGGAGAAATCGGTGTGGTACTTGCAAAAGTACCTTGAGCTGGACGGCGAAGCATGAAGCCGGGCTTTTGGGTGAGCTGGCGGCACCTGGGGTGCCTCAAAAAGGCCCGTTTTGACACCGCAGAAGAGAGAGCCTTGTTTGTGCAAACGTGGCTCAGAAACGGAAAACCGGCCCTGTGGGAGACCAATTCGCGGGGCCAGAGGATTATCAGGAGAAGCAATGAAAGTACTGATCGCATGTGAAGAATCGCAGACGGTGTGCAAGGCGTTCCGCGAGCGTGGGCACGAGGCTTACAGCTGCGACATCCAGGAGCCGTCGGGAGGACACCCGGAATGGCACATCCTCGGCGATGCACTGAAAGCGGTTGAGGGGGGGCAGGTCACAACAATGGATGGGCAGACGCATGACGTGGGGCGGTGGGATATGATTATTGCTTTCCCGCCCTGCACCAAAACCAGCAACGCCGGAGCGCGGCACTTGTATAGGGGCGGCAAGCTCAATATCAAGCGGTATTATGATGGCTTGTGCGGCAAAGCGCTGTTTTTAGCTATTTGGGCAGCGGATTGTGAAAGAGTTGTGATTGAGAATCCGACGCCGAGTAAAGTCTTTGAGTATCCAGAGCCAACCCAAGCCATACAGCCCTATCAATACGGGCACCCGTTTAGCAAAAAAACCTTGCTGTGGGAGCGTGGCGTCCAGCCGTTGGAGCCGACCAATATTGTTGAGCCAACAGCAACATGGTGTCCGAGCGGAAGTTACAGCCATAAACACGGAGAACAGCACAAAGGTATGTTTACCACAGATAGAGCGAAAAACCGTGCAAAGACCTTTCCCGGTATCGCCAAAGCTATGGCGGAGCAATGGGGAGAATTAGAAAAGGAGGTCGCCAATGGCGAAGTACATTGACCTGGAAGCACTTGTCAATTGGTTGAAGCACATCCCGTTAAAAGACTTGTCCGATGGACAGGGGCTGTGCCGGGTTATCATGGAGGATGACTTCAAAGCGGCGATTAGTTCCCTGCCAGAAAGTACGTTCGTGGACATGGTTGCGGTGGTGCACTGCAAGGATTGCGTGTATAGCCGCCCAGCTGGAAAAAACTGCGAAGACATGGTGGTTTGCACAGCTCTGAGTGAAGACTATTTGTATATGATGAAGAGCGATTTTTGCAGCTATGGCACATTTAAGGAGGCCACCATTGGCAGCGATACTGATTAAAGCCCTGACGGCGCTCGTGGTGCTCATTGCGGTGCCTATTGCACTGGCGGAATTATGCATTATTGTTGTAGGCTTGTGGACGCTGTTCCACTGGCCGAAAGGAGGCTGGAACGATGCGCACGATTGATGCTGATGCGTTGATGAATGAGCTGATACGCCTTGGGTATGCGTATAGCAACGAAGAACAGCGGGCCGTGGTTGCGGATTGCATCGAATGCGTGGAGGAAGCGCCCACTGT